CATGTTGATAAGTGTGTGGATAGAATGTGGATAACTTAAAAAACTTTATAAAGTTCTTGACAAGCTTTGAAAGTTCTGCATCTGGTTAATGGAATCTTCTCAAGCTTGTAAAGTTTTTAAAGTTTACTACTTTATAAAGGCGATATCCCACTTCACAAGCTTTGAAAGTGTTTAAACTGTCTAAGCTCCATAAATCGATTCTAAGACCTTTTTACACTTTCCTAGGGTATACATCAAAAAAGCTTCTCATCGAGCTTATACAGCTTATTCCTTTTAGTTATAAGTAAGATTTTAACTATGAAAACACAGTATAAGAACTTTGTCGAAATATTTGACTTTGGAAATTTAAAAGCTCATACTTGTTACAGGATTTGGGAATAAACCCACCTATTACAGATGCACCATTTTGGTGCAACAAAGGAGCAAATAAACATGGCTACAATAAATAAATTACATTATGACGCTAGAGAATTTGATGTTCTAAAGAATAACGGCTATTTCATAGTAATGCACAAATCTAGTGGCATGATTGATAGATTCAAAGTTAGGGCAGGAAATCATAATGAGAAGATGGTTTTAACTTTTCAAGGTGGTATCCATTTGCAATATGTCAGAAGAGAAAACTTTATAGGGCAATCGATAGACGGTGCTGGCAATATCAAGGCACAAGAAAGAAACAATAAGGTTAGACCTAAAATCAAAAGAACTCTTGTACTTAATCAAGATGGCAACTTAGTTAGGAATGGGGGTTAAGAATGTTAGGGTTATTATTCTTATATATATTTTCTATGACAGTAATATTTTTAATCGAAAAAAAATATCAAGACGGAGGTTAATTATAAGCTTATAACAAAAAGATAGGTTTTGAGATTTTCCTTAAAAAAGTCTATACACTTAACAAATAACTTAACACACGGAGTACAAATTATGAAAACACCACAACAAACATTATTAAGCTTTTTCTTCAAAGACATTAGAGTAATCGATAAAATCTTTAAGGGTACTAAACAAAAGCTCGTAAGCATTGATTATGATATGCCAGAAAATGAGAGGTATGCACATCTTACAGACGTTGATACTTATAAAAATACCATAATTGCTTCTAAAGAAATTACACCAGAAGGAGATGAAATTCGCAGAGAATACAAACTGAATAATTTCTATTGGAGTGAGAAACCATCTATTAAGAATGATTTGGAATTGGTTTTGATGAGAAAATATAGGGCAGAAGATAAGGAGTAATTGCAGCCAAACCTGAGCAAGTTTCAAAACTGCTCAACCTAAACTTAACAACGGAGTAAAAATATATGACAATTCAAAACTTAATGATTGAAAGTAAATTATTCAACGGAACTAGAGAAGAATATTTACAGAAGGCTAAAGACGAACTTAATACTAGAGTGTTTAAACAAGCAGGTTATGAAATACCTGATGTAAAAATCTCTTGCTCTTGGGCATTGGGTACGGCAGTTAAAAATAAAAAGACTCTTGGACAATGTGTTCCTAGAAGTTGGAGTAAGGCAAACATTAATGAGATAATGATTGTGCCAACTGTTGATGATAGCGTTGAAGTTATCGACACACTAGCCCATGAATTAGTACACGCCATTGATGACTGCGAGAGTGGACACGGTGCAGGGTTTAAAAAGATATGCATGGCAGTCGGTTTAAACGGTGCATCTAAAATGACTCAAGCATGTGCAGGTGACGAGCTGAAGGCAACGATAAAAAATATTGTCAATGACATTGGCTTGTATCCTCACAATGAATTGAAAATAAATCAACGCAAGAAACAGACTACAAGAATGTTAAAGGTATCTTGTACTGAGTGTGACTTTTCATATAGAACAAGTAGAAAGAACATTGGTATCATGTCGAACAAAGTTTGCAATGGTTGCGGAGACGAAACTCTTATTGAAGAAACAGAAATGAGTTTTTAAGTTTGTTGAGTGAGGGAAAAGGTTAAGCCCTGTCACCTATTAAAGAGCAGGGCGTTTAAACAGGATATAAAATTATGACAGTAAAAATATACGTAGCTTCTTTAGAAGCATATAATCAAGGTAGAATGATTGGTGGTTGGCTAACACCTAGCGACTATGAAGACTTTGATAAATTTAGATGGGCGATTCAAGATGCAACGGAACACGCTGATGAAGTGGCGGTGCATGACTTTGAAGGAATAACTTTACATACAGAGTATCCAGACTTCGAAAAGCTTTTTAATTTTGTTCAGGCTATGGAAGAAAGTCATTTAGATAATGAAGCTATCATAGCTTATGCGGAAAATTGTTACCCAGATTATGAAGATTTTATGGTAGATGAAGCCGAAGATAATTACATAGGTACTTACGATAGCTTTCAAGATTACGCTGATAACTTTGCAGATGAAATACTTGGTGATGGTATCAATGCATATGCTGCTAGATACTTTGATTATGAACAACACGCCAGAGATTTAGAGTATGATTACATGGTTTTAGATATACCAAATTATCAGGTAGCAATATTTACTAACGGTTAAGACTGTTTAAACAAGGAGTTAAAGATGATTAAATTTATTAAAAAAGAATGGGATTTATTTGTTAATGATATTAAAACGATAACAAGCATAGACAGATTGTCATGGTTTAATTGGTTTATTCTTAAACCTTTTGCCCTGTTGCTTTGTGTAGCTTCGATTATTATTGTTGAGGTAATATAACTAAAAGTTATATACTTATTCCACACAAGCAATAAAAATTTTGATATAATTACTACATAACTATGAAGGTAAAAATTCATAGAGAAGAAACCACGGGAAGTTATGTGAAAAATATTCGATGACCCTGAGAGATGACTGTAGCGAAGCCTCGCAAAAGGTGGATAGTTTCTAGCCAAGATACTCAGGATAATGAAGACACCTCTAGTCTAGTTGCAAGACCGAAAGGCGATATAAGACTTCCGATAAGCTAACATTGTGCAATGTTTAAACAGCACAGCATGGGCTTCGGTGGGCGTGATACCTAAATTAAATGAGTAGGTATCGGGTGCAAAGTTAGTAGGACTGGAAACCACCTTGAAAGCGTATAAGAAACTACTACACTTCGAGAGTTAGAACTGCAGAAAAAATCTAGCTCTCGATTTGTTTTTTATTACCACAAGTTATATACTTATATCACAAAAAGAATTCTAATTATGTTACAATAATTACAACAGGTTAAGCCTTGCTACCTATTTAAAAGCAGGGTGTTTAAACGGAGTATGAATGAAACAAATGATAACTAACTTTTTAAGAAGGTTAATTAAACTTGATGATTACATAGATGATAGAGTCTTTACTGAGATTGATAATCTTGTAAGCGAATTGGAAGAACTAAGAAGCTCAGTAGAATCAAATGAGATTGAACTAAACGACAGACCTAGCTTTTACGATATGGAAAGCCATGTTGAACATTTAGTTAATGACGGTATTGCAGATGTAATCGACAGAATAGAAGCATTGGAGGAATAATATGAGCCACGAAATAAACGACAGAGTATGGGAAGATGTTTGGGAAGAAGTAGAACAGATGTCTTTAGAAGAAGTCAGAGAATTCTTACTGAGTAATTTACATTCTCAAGAAATGGTAAGAAGACTTAACGAGGTTGACTTGCGAGAAGCAGTTGCCGAAGATAAATTTAATATGAGAGGTGTTTAAACATGACGAACGTTAGATATGTAGAAGCCAAGTACGATAGTACTTTTATATGGGATATCGAAGATGTTGCCGAAAGAAATAATTTTAAACTAGAAGACATTGAAAAGCTTCAAGTAGGTAAGTGGGTTAGACTATGGATTACTTTAAAAGATGGCACAGTTATTTGTGAAGAAGGTAATCCTAATCTAGATGCTACTAATTGGAAATGGTCAACGGAAGATTCATTTCTTGACGATAGGTTTGAGTTAATAGATTATGAGTAATCATTATATAGCAATCTTAGAACCTTATGCAGATGATGTGGACTACGAAGATTTTGTTTATGACTTAGGTTACTTTGAAAAATATTTAGGTAAAGAAGTTTTCGTATTAGGAACTAATCTAGATTGGAGAGGTGGCGAAGGAGAGAAAACATTTTTGTTAGAAGATGTAAGACAAATTTACAGAGAGTTAGTTGTTACTAATATAGATTTTGATTTTGCAATAAGAAGAACTAAAGGTAAAAGTAATTACATAGCGAGGTCATCTAACCACGATTGTAACAGTAGCTTTGCTTTAAGTTTTAGAGAACCAAAGGAGGAAGCATGAGTAAAGATGTAGATGTACGCAGAACGTTTAAACACGCTGATGCATACAACAAAGGTTGGAGATATGTTGTTTGGGTTGGTGGTTGTGATGATTATTATGTGGACTATTCAAGAGCAAAAGAACATTATGACGAATGGATAGAGCAAGGTTATGATGGTGTACAATTAATGAAACTAATGGGAGAAGCATGACACAATACACAAAAGAAGTTGATGAGCAAAGAGAACGATTGAGGTTTGAAGAAGCAGACGATACACTAGTATACTATTATTGGCAGGCAGATGGAAATTTACGAAAGTATAAATACGAGTCTGGTAAGGTAATAGAAACAGTAAATAATGTAGTAAAATCAGTAACTTACGAGGAGGAAGTATGAGTGAAGAATTATTTTTAATATGGCATTCAGACAGTTATGGAGAAAGAACATTAGAAGCTATAACTGATAACCTTAAAAAATGGTTAGCAGATGAGAACGAAAGAACAGGATTAGATGAAGAACTTGAGGACTTCTTTATAGAAGAAGCAGATTCTTGTACAAATTTAGCAATTTATGGAGATGAAATATGACAGATATAGGAGAACAGTTTGCCATGATGAATGAGATATCAGGACTACTTTCTGAAAGAACTTTTGACAAGTTTGTTGAGGAAGTTAAGAATGAAATTGAAAAAGATTATGACACCGATAAGATAAATGAATTACAAGTGTATGAATTTTTGACAGCTAAGATTGCTGAGATAATTGACATGCATTATGATGGCGAATTACCGAGAGTCACCGTAGGGAGTTTACCCTATGATGATGAGGGGTAGGTTATCAGAACAATTCTTGTGCCTTAGACGAGACTTATGGGCTTTCTAGGGCTATGTTTAACTAACAGTTGAAGGAGTAAAATGAACAATAAAGAAAAACAGAAAAACAAAAAAGTAAAAGAGGACTTCAAAAAGAGTCTTGAGAAAAAAATTGAAGAAGATTTTGGTAAAGAAATGTTAAAGAAAATAACAATCCTTACTTGATTTTATATTAAAAATATGATATAATCTTTATAAGTTTTATAAATATATTATAATAAATATTATTATAAATATTTTATAAAGCTTTATAATACTATAATAATAAGGAGGTAAAATATGAGGGAAGCAACAAGACAATTTTTACAAGTAGTTAGCTTGTTATCCGAAGAACAGATGGACGAGCTACAAGAAAACTTACAAGCATTGAGTTGTGATGGTACTAAAAAAGTTGAGCAGAGTGTTCAATTCGATATGGCATTACAGATGTTGGTAAGTAATTTTGTTAAATCAAATACAACAGAGGTACAGTAATATGGATAGGATAAAAACATTTGAAGAGATAGTTGATGAGTGGTACGACCAAGCACCGACTATAGATTTAGATTCAAATTCTTTTGAGGTTTACGAGTATGATGTTTAAACAGTTTACTAAGGAATACCATGGCAGTTAAGAGGGAAGTAAAATTAATTAATCATGTTAAGAAAAGTACATCTCAAGGCAGAGGTGGCAGAGGTAGACGAGTTAAGATATCTACTAAGCACATGAATAAAAACAAAAGGAAGAGTTACAAAGCATATCGAGGACAAGGCAGATGAATATATTTTATTTTTATGACTGTCCAGTTTTGTCAGCACACGCACAGCCAGATAAGATGTTGGTTAAAATGCCATTAGAAACTGCACAGATGTTGTGTACTGCACACAGAGAATTAGATGGCGATGAGTATGCAGACGAGGCAGGACTTTACAAGAGGGCATATTGGAATCACCCTTGTACAGTTTGGGCAAGAGAGTCAAGTGCTAATTACTTTTGGCTATACAAACACTTCTTAGCTTTAGGTAAAGAGTATACTTTTAGATACGGTAAGACTCACAAATCAGTTGACAAGTTAGCAAGGGCATTGTTTAAACAGCCTGACAATATTAAGCGTATTGGTATGACACCACTCGCACAAGCTATGCCAGATAAATACAAAGATGATGACCCTATCAAAGCGTACAGAGATTACTGTATCAACGAAAAGCATTACGCTAAGTGGGAGAAAGGTAGAGCAATGCCTAATTGGTGGCACAGGGAAGTAGCATGAACGACATAGAGATTGCTATTGTTATTGATGAGCAAGGAAAAAGACATGAGGTGTACGGTACGTATGAAGAAGTTGAAACATATGCAGAGTGTTTAAACGGTTGGGTTTATAAATATCTTGACCACCTTGCACCATGTATGGTACAATCTAACTTTACTTACATTGGTGATGGACATGACCCATACCAAAAGAGTAGAGGATTTAGTTATGAGCAAGGTAAAGTAATTAATATTTTAAAATGGTAGGGCTTGCAATTTAATTAAAAGTATGGTATAATGGAGACTAAAATTATGAAAGATATATTTTGTTCAACAACAAAACAAGTTACTGAAGACGAGTACAAAAGGTTTATAGATTATCTTTACGATAACTATGAGGAGTGCTACGAGAGTAAAGTTTGTTATGAAGTTACTAAAATTAATGACAGTTACTTCATAACTTTGCAGGGTAACGATGTATTTACTCTTGATGAAATATTTTAATTGGCATGGTAGCCCTCAATAAAACCTTCCTATCCGTGTCAGTATGTCTTGCAAAAAGACAAGTCTCTAATTCCTAAGGAGAGACTATAATACCGAGCTAGGAGAAGTTGATAGACCTTCTAAAAACTATCACAAAATTAAGGTTGGGAAACAAGATTAAATTCGGACTAGGAAACCCCATTAAAATATTCCTAAACAATGCCTAAAAATTTTAAGAGGGATATAAAAAAACAAAAACAACAATACGTTTAAACAAGGAGGACTAATGAAAACTAATGTAGGCATAGAACTAACAGACGAAGAACGGATTAATCTAGGACAGAAGTATCATGGCAAAAAGAAACCTGTAACACGAGCCGATATTAACAAGATTGTTTTAGACTACATCAAAGGTGTGCTGAATGCAAGACCGCATACCATACAGGAGAAACAAGCTGAACCTATATTTAATAAACGATGGGCTTCACTTGAGTCTTTCAAACAACATCTAATATCAACAGGCGAACACGAAGTATTGGAATACAATGGGTTTGAGTTAAAAGCAAAAAATAAAAATGGCAGAGTCGAAACATTCTATCTAGCTTTAGGAACTGTTTACACAGCTTGATAAAAAAAGACTTGCAATTCAAATCTATTTATGGTACAATGTGCGAAGTAATTAAAACAATTTATATATAGGAGTAAAAATATGTATGAGTATGTAGAAGGCGAGGCGATGTATCCACACATCACTACACCTAACACGAGGTTTCAACCTCACAAGTATGTCATTACAGTTCTGACTGATGACAGTACAGCTTCTGATTTAGAAGCAAAAGGTATCTCTCAAGTTAGAGATAGAAGTGGACAAGCTAAGTTTGATAAACCTGCTTTTTCTTTCAGTAGAAAAGTAGAAGTTGCAGGTCGTATCAATGAAGCACCTAAGCTTATTGACAATGACGGCAACCCTATGGATGTCGCACTTGGTAATGGCTCTAAGGTTAAGGTTAAAATTAAACCTTACACAAATGACTATGGAACTTTTGCTGAATTGATTGCAGTTAAAGTTGTAGAGTTAGTTGAATACGCTGAACAATCAGCAGATAACGAGGAGTTTTAATATGGTTATTACTATTAAAAAAGATGATGGAGAATACATCTATAGTGTTGATGAGATAGCCGATGAAGCAAAGCAAAACGAGGCTAGAGTTATTATTTCTAAAGTAGGAACTCTTGAAACTGTAATGGAAGCTATTACTTTTGCAAGTGCTACACATAGAGCTAATCTTGAAAAGCTTTTAGAAAGCTGTGAAGAAGCACTTATGGCTGACTCTCCAGCAAAGGAGGTATCTGAAACTAAAACTATAGAAGAGGATACTAAAGATAACTAATAATTAGTGAGGGCTAATATGACAAGCACTTGGGATAAGGTGCATCAACCGTGTCCTGTCTGTGACAGCAGTGACGCAGTTGGTGTTAATGAAGATGGTTCAGCTAAATGTTTTAGTTGCGACACATTCATGCCTAACTATAAAGAAAGTTGCGAAGGAAAAAATATGGAAGTACAAAAAGATAATACGTTTAAACAACCTGACAATATTGAGGTAGGTTCTTTTTCAGCATTGACTGATAGGAAAATATCTAAAGATACTGCTCAGAAATATGGAGTTAAAGTTGTCCATGATTTACAGGGAAATGTAATTAAACATATGTATCCATTCTATAATGGGTACGAAATATCAGCTACTAAAACTAGGAGTATCAAGGATAAGATATTCTTTTGGCATGGCACTAAAGCAGAGACTGGACTTTTCGGTCAACAACTTTTCAAAGGTGGTAAGTATATTACTATTACCGAAGGAGAGTGTGATGCTATGGCTGCTTACGAACTACTGGGTAGTAAGTGGGCAGTTGTGTCTATCAAAAGCGGAGCTTCTGGAGCAGTCAGAGACATTAAAGAAAACTTAGAATTCTTTGATGATTTTGAAAATGTTATCGTTGCATTTGACAATGATAAAGCAGGTAAAGAAGCTTCGCAAAAAGTAGCTAGACTGTTTAAACCTAGTAAAGCTAAGATACTTTCTTTACCTAACGGTTGGAAAGACCCTAACGATATGCTCAGAAGCAATAAGCATAAAGAGTTTGTCGAGGCTTGGTGGGCATCTAAAGTCTACACACCGTCTGGCGTTATAAATGTATCTGAACAAAGAGATAAGTTTCATAACAGAGAAAGAAAAACAAGTATCCCATATCCTTGGGAAGGACTTAATGAAAAACTTTATGGTCTTAGACAAGGAGAACTTGTAACTCTTACAGGTGGTACAGGACTTGGTAAGTCATCTGTAACTAGAGAATTAGAACATCATCTAATTAAGAACACTACAGACAATGTCGGAGTCATTGCTCTTGAAGAAGACTGGCGAAGAACTATTGATGGTATTCTATCTATCGAAGCTAACGCTAGACTTTACATTGACCAAGAACGAGAGAAGTTTAGCCGAGAAGAACTAGATAAATTCTTTGATGTTCTTTATGACGGAAATAATAAAAACAGAGTATGGGTACATTCTCATTTTGGCACAAATGATATTGATGATATCTTTTCTAAATTAAGATATATGATTATCGGTTGTGAATGTAAATGGGTAGTCGTTGACCACTTACATATGTTAGTTAGTGCTGTCCATGAAGGCGATGAACGTAGAGCTATAGACTCTATTATGACAAAGCTTAGAAGTTTAGTAGAGGAAACAGGAGCAGGTATTGTTTTAGTTTCTCACCTTCGTAGAGTCGATGGTAACAAAGGACATGAGAATGGTATTGAAGTTTCTCTGTCACACTTGAGAGGTTCAAATAGTATTGGACAATTATCTGATTGTGTGATAGCATTAGAAAGAAACCAACAGTCTGATGATATTGATGAAGCTAGAACAACAAGAATGAGAGTACTTAAATCTAGGTATACTGGAGATGTAGGACTAGCTTCTCATTTACTTTACGATAAAGATACGGGCAGATTATCAGAGGTTGATATATCTGACATACAAGTCAACGAAGATGAGCATGGATTTTAATTATGGATTTAGTATTTGACATAGAGACAGACGATTTAAAAGCCACTAAAGTTTGGTGTATCGTTGCTCAAGATGTAGACACAAATGAAATATTTAAGTTCCCACCTAGTAAACTTGATGACGGTGTAAAACTTTTACAATCGGCAGATAGATTAATAGGACATAATATTATTGGCTTTGATGTACCGATGATTAAAAAGTTTTTTGATGTAGACTTAACTGATAAAGAACTTCTGGATACATTAGTACTATCAAGATTATTTAATCCTACTCGTGAAGGTGGACACTCATTAGAAAAGTGGGGATATAAATTAGGTTTCAAAAAGATTGAGTTCGAAGACTACCAAAACTATTCCGCAGAGATGTTAAACTATTGTGTTCGTGATGTGCAACTTAATACTTTAGTTCTTAAAGAATTAAAGAAAGAAGCAAAAGGATTCTCTAAAGAATCAGTTTGTTTAGAACATGAGGTTGCTGACATAATGAAACAGCAAGAGAAAGACGGATTTAAATTTAATGAGATGGGTGCTAATCTTTTGTTAGCAGAACTTAGACAAGAGATGCAGTCTATTGAAGATGAAGTTCACGAAACATTTCAGCCTAAGTGGGTAGACGATAAACTAGTTACACCTTACGTTAAGAAAGACGGAACTCTTTCTAAAAGAGGACTGACGGCTGATGAATACGAAAGGTGTTTAAACACTTCTAACTACAAACCTTTTATGAGAAAGACTTTACAAGAGTTTAATCTTGGTAGTCGTAAACAGATTGGCGAGTACTTAACTGACTTTGGTTGGAAGCCTGAAAGATTTACACCTACTGGTCAACCTATTGTAGATGAGAAAACTTTATCAGAGATAACTCATATACATGAAGCTAATCTTATTGCTAGGTTTTTATTACTACAAAAAAGAATAGCTCAGATAGAGTCGTGGCTAGAATCATTACAAGATGATGGTAGAGTACACGGCTTTGTTATTCCTAACGGAGCTATAACTGGCAGGATGACACATAGGAATCCCAATATGGCACAAGTACCAAGTAGTTCTAGTCCTTACGGAAAAGAATGTAGGTCTTGTTGGATAGTAGAAGAAGGAAATAAATTAGTAGGTATAGATGCTAGTGGCTTAGAGCTAAGAATGTTAGCACACTATATGGATGACAAGGAGTTTATAAATGAAATCATTAATGGAGACATACACACAGCTAATCAAAAACTTGCAAAACTTGAATCAAGAGATAAGGCAAAGACATTCATCTATGCACTCATGTACGGAGCAGGAGATGAAAAACTTGGAAAAGTGGTCGGAGGAAATACGTCAGATGGTAAAAGAGCTAGACAATATTTCTTTGATAATAAACCAGAATTTAAATCTCTTAGAGATAGAGTTCAGAGAGCATCAGCTAAGAAGTACCTCAAGGGTATAGACGGTAGAAAGCTTTACATTAGAAATAGTCATGCTGCTTTAAATACTTTATTACAAGGAGCAGGTGCTATCATTATGAAGAAAGCATTATCTTTATTAGATACTAAACTAAAATTAAATACTATTGACTATAAGTTCGTTGCTAATATACATGACGAATGGCAAGTCGAAGTGAAGGAATCTCAGGCACACTTTGTAGGACTTCGTGCAATCGATTCTATAAAAGAAGCAGGAGAACATTTTAATCTTCGCTGTCCTTTAGATGGCGAATACAAGATAGGAGACAACTGGAGTGAAACACATTAATATAAAACCTAAGAATAGAGATATTAGAGCAGATGGAAAAATGTATGATGGAACTACTTGGAGAAAGAGAGGCATCAACCATCATCTTAATGAGGAAGGTTTAGTATTCTATAAAAGAAAGTTTAGAACTATCGAAGGATACTTACAGCAAGGAGGCAACTTAGCTAAATTAGTTTTTGGTAAAATACAAAAACCACAAGCTATTAGTAAGATTGCTAAGATGTTATATAACAAAGAAGAAAGTGGAGACATATATATCATAAGTAATCCATCTTGGAAAGGTTGGATAAAGGTTGGTATGGCTATTGATGCTAAAGATAGATGCAAACAATATCAAACCTCTAGTCCTTTTAGAGATTATAAATTACACTACAGTAAATTTTTTAACGATAGAAAAGTTGCTGAGAAAAAAGCACATAAGATATTAAATAAAAACTCTGAAGAGAAAAAAGGAGAATGGTTTAAGATTAGCAAACAAGATGCTAAGAATATAATCGAAACAATATGAAAAATTTAGATAACTTAGTAGAAGATATTTATTCTAAGCTTTCTGTTTTAGGAGAAGGTAAACCTCTTGATGCTAGTACTGAGGATATAGATGCTCTAGGAGAAAGCATTAAAGAAGTACTGCATCACTGGGCTAATCCATCACCAAGAAGTTCAGACATGCTAAGAATGTCTAACATTGGTAAACCTACTAGACAACTATGGTATGATTTAAAATCAGAGAATGAATCTACTGAGTCTTTACCTCCTCCGGTGTTTATTAAGTTTTTATACGGACACCTGTTAGAGGAAGTATTATTATTTTTAGTAAAGATTTCTGGACACGAAGTAGATAACGAACAGAAAGAGGTTACTGTTTCAGGAATAAAAGGACACATGGACTGTACTATAGACGGAGAAGTAGTAGATGTTAAGACTGCTTCAGGCTTTGCTTTCAAGAAATTTAAAGACGGTACGTTAGCAGAGCAAGATACCTTCGGCTATCTTCCACAACTTGCAGGTTACGAAGAAGCTGAAGGTACAAAGAAAGGTGGCTTCTTAGCTATGAATAAAGAGACTGGAGAGTTAGCTTTATTTAGACCTTCTGAGTTCGACAAGCCTAATATTAAAAAGAAAATAAGAGATGTTAAGAAAGCAATAAAGCTTGACAGACCGCCTCAAAGATGTTATAATCCAGAACCAGAAGGAAGCTCTGGCAATATGAAACTTCCTAAAGAATGTGTATATTGCAGACATAAGTTTGAATGTCATTCAGACGCTAACGATGGATTAGGTCTAAGAGTATTCAAATACTCAAGAGGATATACTTATTTAACACAAACACCAAGACCACCTAAAGTTATAGAGGTTACAAATGAATGGCAAAAAAGCAGACAAAGTAAATCATCCTGAACACTATAATCAAGGTACTATAGAATGCATTGATGCTATCGAAGCTATGCTATCTCAGGAAGAGTTTGTTGGATATCTACGAGGTAACTCGTTGAAGTATAGATGGAGATTTCGTTACAAGAATGGCATAGAAGAC